CAGCCAGTTCACCTACAATGGGCAGTAAAGCCTGTATCATTTACTTTGTCCTGTTGTGCATGTCCCACATTATCGCTTCTCACTTCCAAGCCAAACAGCAAAAGCGCCAGTCATTGCGCCGCTAACCACACTCACCATCGCGGACTGCTGTGTAGTAATATCATCTAATGACATTCCCCATTCAATCACACGAATGTACATAATTGTCATTACAAACATCATAAAGCGCGGCAGTATCTTCCACTGCAAAACCTGTTCAGCACTCATTTCTGGCTATCCTTGATTGCTTTGAGGGTGTCATAGATATTAGGTGGCGGTGGCTGATCAATGTCCCACTGGCAGAGATATTCCTTTGGGCGAAACTCTCTAGGCGCAAACATCATAGTCTCTTGGGTATTGTGTGCGCCACGATACACGCATGCTGTAGTTTTCTTATCAATCTTCATGCACTTGGTAAGTCTGCACACAGTCAGATCGTTAGCAGCCTGTGCAAAAGCACCTCTCATCCAAAAGGCAAACAGCAATATGCCAACTATGCCAAACACAATAACGAGGCCAACACCTACGTTGCCAGCAGTCTCAATGTTTTTCTTCCGGCGTTTAACAGCAGCTTGCCTAGCTTTGGCCCTACCATCCTTGGCTTCTTCACAGAACCGCTCATAGTCACGCCACAGACCGGGACGGCCAGACAAGATCATCAGTTCTTTGAGTTGCTTTTCTTTCTCACGAATCTGCTCAAGAGCCATAAACTCTTCAAGATCATTACCGCCTACACCTCTGGCACGTTTCTTGTTGCCCTCCCGCATAAGATCTTCTTTGCAAGAGACAAAGGTGCCAAGAGCCTTACCAGCAGAAGCTAGTTCACGCCCATTTTGAATGGTGGTTTTAATAACTGCAAAGGCTGCATTGGCTGCTGCAAGTTCTGCTAACATCAGTACACCTTTGTGTCCTTATCTACCATGACTGGCAAACAGTAAGCGGTGATCTTCTGTCCTTGTTTATGCAGTCGTTGTGCAAAGTACATGCAGTCATCAACAGAGCGAAAGTACATATCATTGCTCTTGAGGCGTTGCTCTTCACCCAAGCCGACAAATACAAACAACAAGAAGACATGAATCATCCATTAACAATCAGCCCTATAAGCAAAACAATGGTGGTGCCAGCCGTGCCAATCATAATGTGTTCGATGCGCTTGATCCGAAGGATGGTTTCCTTCCACCTCTCAGCGCAGACCGCCTCATGCGTGTCTACCTGTGCTTGCACTGACATGACGGTGGGCTTGCTCATGGCTTAGTGGGCCACACAACATCATCTAGTGATGTGTGAGTGTCTGTGATGTCACGCAGTGCTTGACGGTAATCAAGTTGTGCTTGGGTTGCTGTGGTAGTGTCGCTAAACATCCAGTAGTCAGTCTCAGCCAACAGACGGTCACGGTGTTTACGCAGCAAAGCGTACCCAGAAAAAGTATCAAGGGCTGTTTGTGCAGTCTGCTTCTCTGCTTCTGTAGGGTTTTCCTTATTGCAAAGGATTGCATCTTCAGCCTGTTGCTGTGTGAGCGTTCCTGTTTCGCTGTCGATGTACCCTGCAATCGTGCCAGCAGAGTTTTTAATGAGTTCAAAGCCCATGCCTAATCTCCCATTCCATCAATCTTTAGATAACCGCAGTAACGAACTTGCCTTAAATCATTGCTGCTAGAGTGAACAATGGTTCCGTGAACGACATTGAAGGTTCTGTCGCCAGCGTCGATGATTGGAAAAAGGTTGTGGCTTCCTGAGTAAAAGTACCAATCAGTGACATACCCACGCCAAACAAAACTACTGCCGCCACTCTGCTCAAGATAGCAATATTGATCACCGGCGGACCCACCTGACAAAACTTCAGTCCGCATACTTACAAGACTGCCAAGAGGAGCCTCCGCTTCACTCAATGTAAAGCTGGCACTAAGCGGCTGGGCATTAGGGGAAACATTTGTAAAAACAAACTTTTGCGTAAAAACGGTGCCTATTGTGCTATCGCTGACTGCATTATTGGCAAACGCCGCTGCATTTATTGACGCGTCTGCAATAGCCGCCGCAACAACGCTATCGTCTGCCAGCTTAGCCGAGGTGATGGCATCGTCCGCAATCTTGGCAGTTGCTATCGTTGAGCCAGTGCCAAGAAGGTTAGAGAGGTTTCTTGCGTTGCTCATGATCCGGCCTCCAGTGCTGCGACTTTGGTTTCAAGCGTCTCAATCTTGGCGATTGCTTCTTGCAGTGCGCCGGTCAGCAGCGGCACTAGCTTGCTGGCATCAAGCCCCTGATATTTAGGATTGCCGTCGTCATCAACGGCGTTGTGTGTGCCTGACACAGCTTCCGGTACTGCTGTCACTTCGTGAGCAATGAAGCCGTCCAGCGTCGTGTCAGGCTCTGCTATGAAATTAAAGCGGCGGGGTGACAGCGTTTTCAACCTGTCTATTGCGCCATTTAAATCAACGACATTTTCTTTGAGGCGGTGGTCTGACGCACTGACATACTGTGTTGCAGAGCCTGTCGTTTCCACAGACCCGACGAATGTTTGACCGCTGCCACGGTACATTGAAAGCATGTTCACACTTCCAGAGGCAGCCGTACACCACATAGCTGAAGTGTCAGTGCTGTTTTTGACAGTCAGCTTTTCGCTAGACCTAAAAGAGCCGTCACTGCCAATCGCAAACTGCCCATTGTCTTTGAACCGTGCATACTCAATGTTGTCGAGGTGAAACTGCATTGTAGACTGGTTTTCCACATTTGCAGCGTCAGAGTGCAAAATTAGCTTGCCGTTACTAACTTCAAGCATCCCATATTTGTTATCCGCCGCAGCACCTTCATGTAGCTTAATTGTGCCGTTGCCAGCTTTAACATGCAGCGGTGCTGTTGGCGACGTGCCGATGCCCACGTTGCCGCTGCTGTCGATACGCATATACTCTTTATCAAAGCCTTCAATAGCTAAATAACCATTACCGTTACCAGCATTGTTGAAAGCCTGTATTTTAGAGCCATCAGCGGTATTGCCGCCAGAAATAGCCAGTGTTCCGTTAGACAATCCGTTAAGACTAACATTGCCGCTGCTGTTGATACGCATACGTTCTGTAGCGTTCGTCCAAAACGACGAAAACCCGTTTTCACGATTGATAAAATAAGCGTTCCCGCTGGAATCTTGTGACAAATCAAGCCCGTCGGATGCTGAATTTCCAGTTGAGGAATTTGACAGCTTTAAATAAACAGACGTAGCGGCGGGTGTGTGAACATTGAAATTAGTAGTGTTCGAGCCACCAGACGCAACGCTGTTAGTGCCGATGCCGACGTTGCCCGACGCAATAATCGTGTCGCCCGTGCCATTTGGCGATAAACTTATATTGCCATTCGTGTCAGTGCTGCTGATGGTGTTGCCGTCGATGCGTATGTTGTCAGCATTAAGTTGCGGCACAGTCACCGCACCAGCAAATGTGCCGCCGTTGGTCTTGCTCACCATGTCTGCTGTGGTGAATGACTTGAAGGCATAGATGTTGATTAGGTCATTGGTAGCAGCGCCAGAAGCCAACACAACAGATGTGCCGTTGCTGGCTGTATAGTCTGATGGGTCAAGGATGACGCCGTTCATCACGACTTGCAGATTGTCTGCCGTATAGGACAGAGTAGCGCTGTTATCGTCAGAGCCGCTGAATGTAGTCTGGTTTGATGTGGCTGTGTATTCGTACAATATCAGCGAGACATTGCCAGCAGATGTAGCCGCAATCCAGTTGGCCCCGTCATACACCCGCATTTCGTTGGCGGTGCTATTAAAATATAATGCACCAGAAACTAGGGCATTTCCGTCATTGTCCTGAGATGGATTGGATGATTTAGGTCCAAGATACCTGTCATCAAAACTATCAAAACTAGATGCCGCAGCAGCCGCACTAGAAGCAGCAGCAGTCTGTGATGCAGCCGCAGCAGTGGCAGACGATGCCGATGCGGTTGCACTTGTTGCAGAAGCGGTTGCAGAAGTTGCGCTAGCCGTGGCAGATGTCGCCGCCTCTCCAGCTTTTGTGGTCGATGTTGTGGCCTGTGTGGTGGCTGTACTTGCCTGAGTAGTGGCCGTTGTTGCAGACGCCGCAGCAGCCGTAGCCGATGATGCCGCCTCTGATGCCTTAGTTGTAGCTGTTGAAGCATTTGCAGCCGCGCCTTGGATAGCACTAATGTTTGTCGCGTTGGTGTTTACAGAGGAAATGTTGGATGCAACTGTGCCAATGTCAGAAGCATCACCAGCAACAGCGGTAACATTGCTGCTAATTCCTGCTACCGTAGTCACGTT